GGGGCTATCGTTCGTCATTGCTGGCTCCGGGTAGAACGGGGTTGGCCGGACCCAGGGCTGTTGACGCAGCGCCTGGGTCACTTTCGTTAGACCCAACACTACCACGAACACCTGTTTGGGTCGGGCACGTTCGCGGCGATCCAGCACCGACGTTCCACTGGTTATCGAGGTGTCGGCACCAGGCCAGAACATCGAAGGAACCGTCAGGGCGCGTCCAGCGGTGAGCGGTCGTTGGGTTGGCGCTCTCGGTGCGGTCGTAGTAGCCGCTGGTGATCTGCCAAACCCGAGTACGGGAGACTCCAACGCGTTCCGCTATGGCGGTGGAGCTGAGGCCGGATGCGTGCATGTGCATGATCTCAGCATCTCGGTCGGCGCGATCTTGGCGGGTCGTCATGGCGTCACCTCGGCGGGGGTTGGGGCAGGTCCCGTTGGGACTTCGGCGTCTGGCATCCGGGCACCCGGCGTTGACCGGATCGGCGCGGCTTGCGGCTCAGCAGGAAGAGCACATACGACAGGTACGCCAAGGCAACCAGCAGATAGAGCAGTAGGTCGCTCACGACTCCACCCCCTCATGGATGGTCCGGTTCTTCCACTCATCGAGCGTGTAGTGGTCGAGGAACATGGGGCCGACTCGTTCGCGGGCGAGGTCCACGTTGCGTTCGTCTAGGTCGATGCCGATGGCTGCGTGTCCGTTGCCGGTGGCTACCGAGAGGGTGGTGCCGCTTCCGGCGAACGGGTCGAGCACGATGCCGGGACGCCAGGCGTCGTGTCCGCAGTCGGTCCAGCCAAGCGTCTCGGTAGTCTTGACCGCTCGGCCATGAGCGAACATTGCCGCCGAACCGTTGATCGTCTTGTGATCGCCTGCCTTCGCTCGCGCCTCGGCGTTGTTCTTTGCCGGGTTCTCTAACGACTCGTAACTGGCTTCGGTGATCCGTCGCGATGGTTCTCCGCAGACCGTGCAGACCTTGGCCGGGACCATCGACTTGATGGGCCGCTCGAGGAGCGCGGGCGGGAATGCTGCGTAGTGGGACCCCGCGTAGGGCTGGGTTGGGATCACCCAGTAGTCGAGCGGTGGTGCGCCGTTGGGGTTGCCGGTGAGGCGCTCCTTATCGGGGTTGCCTGAGTCGCCACCGTTGATGCCTCGCCCGGCACTGGCGGCGCCAACCTTGGTCACCTTGGGTTCGATCGGCTCACCACGCACGGCGTCGAGGTCGAAGTACCGTTTGGCCGACACGGTGGCGATCGTCATGTAGCTGGTGGCGGGCCGGTACTTGTCCCCGAGGCTGCCCACGGGCGGGTTGGGGCGGCACCAGGCCACCACGTTGCGGATGCGCCACGGTTCGCACGGTTCGCCGGTGAGCAGGTTGCGCCCGTAGGCGAGCGACAGGTGGTACAGGTGCGGGATGCCACACATCGACTTGGCCAGCGGCCACCCGTTACCGCCGTTGACAGGGACAATGCGGTCGCCTCCGTCAGCGCTGGTGCCGTCTCGCTCTTGTCGGTGCTCGCGGCTGCCGACTTGGCGGAACTTCTGCTGACCCTCTCTCAGCCCGTCGGCGTTGTAGTCGCCCCCAGCGCCACCGGACCCGCTGTAGGTGTCTCCCAGTTCGACGCAGATCGACCCGTGCGGGGCCAGCACCCGACGCCACTCGGCGGTCAGTGCGAGCAGCGTCGACAGGAACGCCGCGGGGGTCGGTTCGGCCCCGATCTCCCGGTGCTTGTCCGGGTGGTCCGCTGGCAGGTACGACCGCAGCGCCAGAAACGGCGGCGAGGTCAGCACCAGGTCCACAGACCCGTCGGGAATGGTGGCGAGCACGTCGCGCACGTCGCCCGTGATGAGTGTGGCACGGCACGCTTCGTTCATGGCCGCACCTTGCCCAGCCGTGACGCCATAGTCCCCAACTCTCGGGAGCGCGCCGGTTCAGCGTGCGTGTGTCGATGGCAGAACAGGGACAGCAGCAAGATGTTGCCGGGATTGTGCGGGTCAGCGCCCACCCTTCCGGCGATGTGGTGGTGCTCAGTGCCCCACCGGTCGCAACGCTCGTGGTGCTCGGGGTGCTCGCACCGGCCCTTTGAGCGGGCATCCACGATGGCGTACCCCTCGGCCTTCGTGTACGGCTCTCCGGTCGCCGGGTTGAATGGGCCACCACAGTGCGCCCGATACGCCTGCATGGCCGTCGTGCGGTCAGCTACGGGCCTCTCAGGGATACGTGCATCGCATCCGCACAACACCTGCCACTGTTCAGAACCGAACGAGACAACGATGGGGTCCAAGTCGCAGGGGTTCACGGTTGCGCCCTCGCTACTTCCATCGCCAGATCGCGCAGGGTGCAGATCACCCACACCTGGCCGTCTACGAACCCGGCAGACGTAACCATCAGTCGGGGAAGGATCTCGCCGTCAGAATCGAAGTGCAGACGCACCCGGCACGGCCACAGTCCAGCGTCAGCCTCGCCACGGGTCCGGCGCACAACAGCAGGCACAGTCCCTTCGGGGGCTTCCTCGGCGGCTTGACGGCACCAGGACGGCCACGCAGAGCTAGCGCGGTCCTTCACCTCGAGGGTGATTGTCGGATGCCAGTCCACGTCGCCGGGTTGGCGTCCATCGCCGGACAGGTAGCGGCGTGCGTCGGGCCAGCCGTTGGCGCGCAGGTAGTTGACCACTGTGCGTTCGGCGTCGTGGCCGCGTCGTCGGTTCTTGGCGCCTTGGGTGCTCACGTCCTACCCCCGATGAGGCAGAACAGGAAGGGGAGGATGCACACCAACGCAATGAGTTGATCGGCGGTCATGAGTTTTCCTGTTCGGGTTCGGGCGCCTCTTCCGTTTCGCCCTCTTCGATCTCGGGCACGTGCTCTGCGGCGTCCTCCAACTGGACCTGCTCGCGCACCACGGCACCGTCAGCAGCGATCGCATAGGCGACATCGCTCGCCAAGGGAATCCACTTACAGAGCCGAATCCCCGCCGTCTTTTCGGCCATCGCGTTGTAGTTCGATGCCCACGGGCCACGGTCGCCAGACCTGCCAGCAGCGCGGGCCCTCTCGGTGGTGTTGCGGTCGATCACCCGGAACATCGGCGGGCGCCCATCGGAGAACTTTGCCACCGCATACCAGCCCTCAGCCACCTGATCGGAGCCAAGGACGGGCCGGTGGTGCAGGTACTCGTCGGTGCCGTACTGCCACTCAAACACGTCGCCAAGGCGCACCGTGTGGGCTTGCAAGGTCACGCCGGACCGGGCAGCCAACGCCACCAAACCGCGGTAGCCAATCTGGAACTGAGCCTCCATGACCTTCCGTTGGCCGGACCACCGGGGGATCAGGAACGCTTGACCCAACGGCCCGCCAGGCTCAAGGCCGGTTTGTGCAGAAAGCATCATCGCCCCCAGCAGGGTCGCGGGGTCGCACTCCATCAGCTTCGGGGTGCGACGCATCTCGGTAAGGACCATGCGAACGAACCGCCCAGCATCCATGCCAGCGGGCAAGGCTTTCGCAACCGCTTCCTGTTGGATCTGGACCCGCTCAAAGATCGACATAGCGGCTTGGGTGTCGCCACCTTCGGCCTGTACCGCTTGGGCTACTTCTAGTTTGTCGGCAAGGTTGCTCATTACTTGGCCCCCAGGGTTCGGAGTTGGCGGAAGGTGCTCGCTGCGACCGTGTGGCCTTTGCGGGTGGTCTGCTTCCAGGAGATGATTGGTTCGCCTTTGATCCGGCCCACCTCGGCGTCGCCAAGTGCGGCTTTGATCGCGTTCTCTGCTTTCGCCATGTCGAACTTGGCATCGGAGATGGCGGCTTTGGCTTGCTCGCGCAGGTCCAGCGCCCAAAGCACGTCATCGAGGTCTGCGGCGACACCGGGGGTGGGTTCGGGGTAGGCGTCGGCCAGTGCCTTAGACGTGGCCCGGTGGGCGTCTGCTGGTGGCGGGTTGCCGGTCAGGACGTGATCGGTCCAGAACCGGTCCACAACATCAACCAGGACGGCAATGGACCGTTCGTCGCGCTCAACCGGGTAGGTGCGGAACGTGCGGTCGTGCAGGACGCCCATCCATGCGTGCTGTTGGCCGGTCACATGGAGCTGCCATTGCACTTGGACGGCGTAGTTGTCGGGAATCTCATCCCATGCGCCGCGACCCGTGGTCTTGTATTCCACGATGCCCAGCGGTTCACCCACAGCGGCGGGCGACTCAAACACCCATCCGTCGAGGGTGCAGAGGTGGTGCGGGTTGTCGGGGTGGGCGCACCGGTCTTGCTGGCCGCGCACGCCAAACCCGGTGCGGTCTTGGAAGTACCCGGTGAGCATCGGTTCAGCGCGTCGGCCGAACTCCATCACGTCCGAGTCCTCATCGGTGCTCAGCCCGCGCTTGTCGGCCCACACGCTCATGGGTGACGCCCACGGGGACATGCCGCAGAGTGCGGCTACGTCGCTGGCGCCAATCCCGCCGCGTCGCCAGTCCAGCCATTCGCTGCGTTCGTCATCGAGGCTCATGCGTCCAACCTCGCCAGCACTTGGACCGCGGACAGCAGCGTCTCAAACGATTCACCCGAAACGACGGTGACCAGCGACCGCTTCTCGCCGGTTTCGGTCACGGCGGACACGTGGCTCTTGCGCACATGGGTGAGGCCACTGGCGGCCGGGTTGAGGGCGCAGTCAGCGAGGGGGAGGGTCATCCATTCGCTCACGGCTTCACCGCCTGAGCGTCGATCGCGGCGAACACGTCACGGCGTGCGGCGTGGATGGGTTGCCACGTTCCGCCCATCGCGTCTGCCTGTCCGTGCGGGAGGCGCATCCCCGCAGAACGGTTCGGACCCGTCCAATCCGTCGGGGTAGGTGGCGATATCTCCCGCAGTGCCCGGTCCAGCACTTCCAGCGGCAACGTCTGTCCGTCGGGGAAGGTCACCACCAGTGGCTTGGGGATATCCACCAGGACGGGAACGTCCGCGGCGCCCGACTTCGGGCGCCCCGCGCCAGGCGCCAGGTACGGCGTCCCGTTACCCCAGCTGCGACAAAGCGCCCCCGCGGGCAGCAGGTGGCGCCAGCACACGGCGAACGGTTCGGACCCGTCCAAACCGTCGGGGTAGGTGGCGATCACCGCGTCATCGGGGATGCCCATGGATTCGGGGAAAGGGTTCTCCACTTGCTGTACCGTCTTTCGTTGTGAGGTGACCCACCATTGGCTCTGTACGCCTGGGGGGTCGCTTTCTTGAATCAGTGGAACCGGGTCAGAGTTCCAGCGAGTTCGTGATGGAGCCGATGCGCTTGCAGGCATCCCAAACGGTTGCCGCCTGAGCGAACGCCGTGCGGGCAAGCTCGCTGGAACCAAAGGCGCCGCGACTGTCCTGCGGAGCGTTCAGTTCGCTGTCGCCTGACCGGGCGGCGTCAAGGCGCTTCGCCAGAACGTCGATCAGTTCGTGGAGACGATTGGTGGCGGCGGCGAGATCTTCCATCTCGCCAGCGATCGGAGGGAGCGGCGCCTTGACAACGGCTTCCGTCGTGGCGATATATCCTGCGATTTCCATGTCTTGCTTCTCCTGTTGTTGTTTGGGAATCAGTGGAACCGGTCGAACCAGTCCAAAACCGTGTCTTGGGTGTCTTGTGGGAGCATCGGCCAGCACGCCACGAAGGCGCCCAGGAAGATCAGTCCGGCAACACCGAGGTAGAACAGGACCGCGATCACTGGATCGCCGCCATGAGCAACATCCAGCACGTGAGTCCGAGCGAGATCCACATGTCCCGCCAATCGCGCCGGGCGTGGCCAACGACTGCGCACATGGCGAGCATCCCCGCCAGGAACACCAGGAACAGGCGCATCACTGGACGACCCAAATCAGCAGGGCCAGCACCAGGAAGAACACGGCAGCGGTAGCGCCCCAAGCGGAGACCTGTTCGGCGCGCTCGGTCCCTTCGCCATCCAGCACCCGTCGCCGCCAGTTGGCCTCAACGTGGCCTTGGATGGCAAACGAGGCACCCGACAGAGCGAAGGCCAGCAAACCCAGGACGATCACGATGCACGCTCCAAACGTTCGGCGGCTTGACCCGCAGTGGACCCGTCCTGCATCTGCTTGAGCAGGTGACTGACGAAAGAAATCCGCACCGACAAGGCGTCACGTTGCGACACCAAACCGAGCAGGTGTGAGCGCAGCTCTTCAACGGTCAGGCCGGAGAACTCCACTTGCACATGGACGCCACGGTTGATGCCCGCATACCGCGGCATCGTGATTGACTTGCCTTTGGGCGTCTTGTGGTGCGTGACCTGTCGGCGCCGGTAGTCCCCGCAGACCTTCATGGCTCCACGGATGGCGAGTTCCCTGCGAAGGTCGTCGGTCCATTGCTGGCCGAACCGGTCCAAGTCCTCAAGGGAGGCGAGGAAGGTTTCTGCGATCTCGCGGCTTGGGCGTCCGTCCACGTGGGCGTCGGCCAACAGTCGGCGCACTACTTCTTGGGCGTCCTGTGGCATCTTCACTGCACGCTCCTGAGTCGGTTGGTCTCGACAAGTGCCCGCTGATAGCGCATGGCCCAGTCGAGAAGTTCTTCAACGGTTCCGGCCCACACCTCGCGGTCAGCCGCAGCAGTCAGCGCCGCGGCCTCCACCGGGTCGAGGTGCAGCAACCCTGAGGCTTTGGAGAGCGCAGCCGATACATCGGCGCGCTGTTGTGCCTCTTGGGTTTCGGGAGAGACCACGGGGGCGGAGGGTCCCCCGTGGTCGGCAGCGGCCAGAGGCACTGGGTTTTCCTCGGCGGGCTGCGTTTCGGGAGCGGGAGGGGCTGTGGCGGCACCCTCCCGCTCGCGAGCTACGGCGTCCATGACCGCATCTACACGGTCTTGTTCGTCGGCGTCCTCGGGCAGATCGGCTACCGCATCAGCAGCAGCGGCGATCACGGCCTCGGGGTCAAGGTCTCGGGTGGTGCGCTCGGGCAGCCTGTCCACCATGGTGGACACGTCGGCTTGGGCGGCGTCAGCGAGTCCGGCAGCGATCTCGGCGTGCTTGACCAGTTGGTAGCTGCGACTGCGGCTCACGTCGAACTCGGCTTTGCAGTACGCAGACCATGACGGGTAGCTGAGGGCTTTCCACGCTTGCTTGTCGTGGGCTTCACGGACCAGCACGCAGACCATGCCGCAGGTTCGGCGGATCTCGGCGGTGATCTCTTGCGCTTCGGCTTCGGTCATCAGGACCGTTGCGCGCACCTTCTCGCCGGTATCGGCGTCAACGAGGCTCATTCGTCCGCACCTTCCGGTCGGGTGAGGATGACCCGTTCGCGTCGGGCCTCCCACACGGTGGGTGCTGATGCGGCGATGCGCTTGGTGAGGTCGGCCAACTCGTCAGCCAGCGGGCCATCGAACTCGGCGTCCTCAAGCTGTTCCCACCAGGATTCACCCACGTGGGAAACGAGGTCGGGCGTGCTCACTGGGCGCACGATGGCGGCAAAGGCGATCACGTTGGGCCAGTCCACGTCGCCGTCGGACTGATCCCACACAGCTTCGGCGGCTTCCTCGGGAGTGGCGAACCACCCAGGCGAGGCAGCGTCCGTGTAGGTGGGGCCGTCGTACCCCTCGGCCACTGGCAGGGCCAGTTCCTTGGCGTTGGCTTCGGCGGCGAGTCTGTCGGTGCAGTCTCGGCACGCCCGGAAGGTGCGTGGGTCCTGCTCGACGCCGCAAAGGTGGCAGGTGCAGCACCGTTGGGCGGTGTCCTCGCTGGCTGCAGTCATGCCGCATTTGCCGCAAGCGTGGACGAACATCTTGCCGTCGGGTGAGGTGAGTTTGATCGGGTTCATTCGCCCACGTCCTCTTTGATCTGGACGGTCAGGCCGTTGCGGAGGCGGTAGATGAGAACGTCGTTCAGGGCCAGTTCCGTGAACCCTTCCGCTTCCAGGTAGCCGATGGCGAAGGTGCGCTCGTCCTCGTCGGCGGCGGTCAGTGTGACCCGGCCACCCGATGAGATGTCGGCCAGTCCTTGCCAGGCGAGAACGTCGAGCATGTCGGCACCTAGACGCCAGGACTCCGCGGTGGTCAGGGTTGGGGCGGTCATCGGGGGAACCCGGCACGCACTCGGGCGTCGGCCACGGGGTCGATGCCTGCCGCCCGGTTGAGTTGGGCGAGCACCACGCGGGTGGATGCAAGGCGGCGGTTCCGGATCTCGGCCGGCCCGTACTCTCTGATTCTGCGCAGCGTGTCCATCTCAATGATCTGCATGAGGCCGATGAGCGTGCCGAGCGTGTGAGGGGTGATGCCGAGGGCGTCGAGGTGGTCCCAGTTGGTCATCCCTCTACCGCCAACTCAGGATCGGCGCCGGGGATGGTCGCGGGGTTGAACAGGTAGGCGCCCTTCGGTCCAGGCATTCGACCGGCTGGGGTGAGCAGACCGGCAGCGACCATGCGCAGGACGGTGCTGTCACTCACTCCGAGCAGGTCAGCGACCTGGGGGCTGGTGAGGAAATCTTGCATGGCGGCACTATCGCACGGGTGACGACAGACCGTCAACCCCCAATGTCAATACCCCATGCGGGTCACGTCTGCGCCTATGTGCTGGCCGGGTTCGCGGTGGCGGCAGTGGTCGGGGTGCTTTGGGTGATCTTGACCTAGACGCGACAACGCCGCCCCACCGGTTAGGGCGGGGCGGCGTTCGGGGGCGTCGGATCAGATGTTAGCGGGGTTGACACGCGGCCTACGGTTACCGCATGGAAGCCGACGAACTGATCGACCTCATCGAGCAGCACCACCCTGACGACGTGCAGCAGTGGCAGTTGGACGCCATGCGGTCCATGTTCCGACGGATGGACGCTGGCCTGCCGCCGATGCCCACCATTGGCGAACAGATGATGGCCGCACGCAAGCAAGCTCGCAGCGAGCGCGCCCGCATCGCCGCGCTGTTCGACCTACTCGGGGCACATGTAAACCCCGTCACCGTCCCCATCGGTAGCGAGACACCAACCACCCTGACCATCGGGGACTGAGATAGCGATAGCAGCCGGGCCAGCCGGACCCGGTTCGCCCTCAGACGGCAAACCGTACGCGGTCAACGTGGCGGTCTGCCGGTCGATCACCCTGCGGTAGTCGTCCAACTCGGCGGACTGCCGATCAGCCACCGCCGACAGATGCACCACTTGGAACGTGATGACCACCACCATTCCCAGGCACACCGACACCAGGAGAACAATCCAGGCGCGGTGCCACCAGGGACGGCGGCGGTTCACTTCATGCCCTTCAACGCGAACGCACCGACCACCAACGCAACGACCAGCGGCGCCACGATCGCGGTGAAGATGGCGAGACGCCACTTGTCCCGCTCATCTTCCATGTGTTGCAACCGCTCATCGGTCCGCACTTGGTCGGCGTGAACCTTCGCAAGATCGGACGTGTAGAGCTGCATGGTGACGTGTGTGGCTAGCTGGGCGGCCAACTCGGCGCGCCACTGGCCCAAGTCGTTGCGTAGGGCGGTCAGCGACCGGGCAAGTTCACCCGTCGATATCGCGTTGTCGTCCGCCGTCATCGGGGGTCAGTCCGCGATCCGCAAGATGGAGAACTCGGGGACCTTCGCCAGCGTGCGAGTGGCGCCCGACACCTGGCGCAGATACAACTCCACGTAGCGCGAGACGCGCCCAAAGACTGCAACCATGATTCAGCCCTTCCCAAGAACGCGCTTGATGCGGTCAGCGGACTTGAACACGCCCCAACGGACGGTGGCGCCCTGGGGTGCGGTGTCGTCGCGGCTCACGGTCAGTTGCTCGTGGATCTCACGGAGCATCTTGGACTCTTCGGGGGTCATGTCATCCTCGGTGGGTTTGGGTGGTTGGGTTTGGGCGGCGGCGATGATGCGCGCCACGTCGAGTGGTCCGGGGTCCCAATGGGTGTTCTCGGGGACGTGCTGGTGACCGAAGATCCCCGACGACGCGTCCCACACGGACCGCGACAGGCGTTGCTTGGCGGTGAGCGATGCGAGCGTGAACCCGGCGTCCTCGCCGTAGAACGTGACAGCGGTTCGGATCGGGACGCCAGCCGCTTCGCACAGTGGCCGGACCACGTGGGTTCCGAGCCAGTCCAAGTCCTCATCGCTCAGCGACAGGACCGAGGTCTGCCCCTGAGGTGCGGTGCTCGGGTTGTGGGCGGTGGCGACGATCTCCACTTGGATGGTGACCGGCTCACGGTTCGTCTCACCTGGTGCGGCGGTGTTGCGCAGCGCTCGAGCCGGTGCGTCAAGCGGGACGTGCTGCACTCGGCGCCGACGTACGGGGTCAACGGTGACGTGGGGCCAAGAGTTGTTGGCGGTAAATGCGTTCACGGCCGAACCGATAGACGGTCCCTCGGTGGTGTGCAGCACCAGTTTTGGCCGCGGGTTGCCACCTGCCCATGTGCCCGATGATTTGCCGGGGATGCGGTCCCATCCTGCGAGCCAGCCAGTCATGGTCAGCCCTTCTCAGCTTCGGGCAGACCGAACGCCAGCGAGGTCAGCAGCGACACAACCGCGGCGCCACCGGACACGGAAAGGATCTGGCCCCAGTTCGCGTCGAGCGCAGAGAACGCCGTAGTCCCGGTGATGGCGAGGGCGGCTTGCGCAGCGGTGCGGGCAGCGCGAAGGAACGCAGCTTGAACGGTGGTCATGGTCATTGCTCCCTATGGATGGGTGGCGTAGAGTGGTTGGTGATCCCGCGCTGTGGAGGCGTGGACCCCGGAACAAGGAGAAGCGAACAATGGGAAGAACTCTCAAGCGTGTGCCGATGGACTTCAGTGCGCCGGTCGGAGAACCGTGGCCCGGCTACCTGAGTCCGGACTGGCGGGACTGCCCCGACGATCAGTGCAGTAACGGCTACACGGTCACCGCAGCATGGGTAGGCGTGCTTGCCCACCTCCTACTGATGGTCGGAGAGGCGGCGGCTGAAGGTCGCCTGCACCCTTGGCTGCGGGAGTTGCCCCTCGGGCCGGGGAAGGTCCCATCGGCACAGGCGGTGGAGTTGACCACGGGACTGGCGGGTAGGCCACCATCATCCATGGGGCATGATTCACTGGACCAGGTTCACGCAGTGGCCGCGATCGGGCGGGCCGCTGGGATGCTGGACGGGTGGGAGATTTGCCCCACATGTAACGGCCACGCCATGCATCCCGACGACGTTGCGCCATCGGAGGCGTGGGAATGCACCGAGCCGCCCGAGGATGACGGGTTCCAACTGTGGGAGACAACCAGCGAAGGTTCGCCAATCACCCCCGTGTTTGCAACCATCGAAGAACTGTGCGCCTACGCCGCCGACAACTGCACGACATTCGGTCGGACGAGGGCCACGGCGGATGAGTGGCGGCGGATGCTGGACAACAACTTTGTGGCGGCGGAATACAGAGCCGCCGACGGCACAAGGGTGGTGTTCATCTAGATCGCTCCCTTCCGGGGAGCTAGCCCCGCCCCTACTCCACCCCCGGTTCTACGCGGGGCCGGGGATGGGGCGGGGCACCTACGAAACTCGGCGCGCCGTCAGGAACGAACCCTTACGGACCTTCGCCGCAGTGGCATCCGACGTGTTCTGCGCCCAACGCAACGTCACGTTGCCAGCAGTCGAAGAGTTGAAGATCGTTCCGACGATCTGCACCGGGGTACGGGACGAAGCGCCGGACTGCAAACCGCACGCCACAATGTCAGTACCGGGGGCAGCGATATAGCCCGCGGTGATCTGCGTGGTGGTGCCGGTAGCAGACGAACCAACCACCTGTAGTTCGGAGGTGGCGCCGGTCGGGGCCGAGAACGTCACCTGAATATCGCATGTGGAGTTGCCCGAGCAGGCAAGCCACGTGTCAATCACCCAGGTTTCGTTGGCGCCGATCGCAAACGTCAGGTCGTTGTCGTCGGCCAGCGTGGTAGTGCTGTTGGTTTGGTCCGATCCCTTCACGACGGGCGCCGGGCTCCACGCAAGTTTGGCTTGGGCGTCGTTGGTGACGGCAGACAACCCCACGTCGCTCTTGGTGACGGCGTGCGGGTTGCCGCTGGTCAACTGGGAATGGTCATAGCCGGTCTTGCCGCGGTCGCCACGGTATGCGGTCATCGAGGTTTCACCCAGCGACACGCCACCGCCACCGCCGCCCGCCCCCGCCAGGGCATTCACCACTTCAGACTCCGCCACCACCTCACCGGCAGTGCCCACGCCCGCCACGTCGCTGTCGAGGCGCATGAGGCCGGTGCCGTCGGGCAGTGGCTCGGCGAGGGGTTCCCAGGTGGTGCCGTTGTAGACCTGCAGGTTCAGGTGTGCGGCGTCGAAGGGGTCCTCTGAGATGGCGACCCAACGACACGACGCCGCCCACCCGTCATCGTCTTGGCGTTTCGTCGGCGTCGACCACAGCGTGAAGTCGTCGAAGTCCAACGTGGTGCCGAAGGTGCCGGGTCCGGTGGCGCCGTCGTCGAGCACCTGCGCGCCGTCGACTTCCACAGTGTCGTCGCCGGGGCTGGCCGCGACGATTGCCGCAGTGTGGCCGACCTTGGTGCCATTGATCTCACACCAGAACTCGCGGGCATCGCGGTCGATGGCGATGGTGATTACGTCGCCGGGCCCGGGCAGGTAGTCGAGCTCCACGTCTTTGGCGGACACCCAGTGGAACGTGGGCATGTCTCCGCCGATGCGGATGGTGCCTTTCGGGCCGTCGTCGTCGCGGACGGCCAGGGCGAGCACCAGGCCGTGTACACCGGTGGTGGGCACGATGTTCACGGTGTTGCCATCATTGGCGGTGATGGTGTCGTTCAGCCATTCACCGAGGCAGTAGTTGTAGCGGGCCATCTTCCCGGCCGACGGTGCGGGCACCGCGTACACCGGGTTAACGCCGATCACCGCCCCGCCATCATGCGGGGCGCGCAGGGCGCCGCCACCGACACGCAGCGGGGCGAACGAGGATGCGACCGGATGAGCGTCGGAGATCCCGTAGACGCCACCGGGGCCGTTGGTGGTGACCGTCTCCCATGGTTGGGGGTCGACCACAGAGTCGGCGTCCACGTCGCCGTCGGGCAGTAGGCCCCAGTAGTGGCACATCTCCACGTCGTCGGTGGAGCGTACCCACAGATCCCCAGTTGCAGGCGAGGCGGCGGGGGAGGACGACTGCGTGACGTTCGCCACGAACGCTCCGCCAGCGATGGCTAGGGCTGAGGCAAGGGTCGGCCCGTCGATGTCACCCGTTGAGTTCGGACCGACACCAGCGACGGTCAGGATCTCGGGTTCGGCATCTTCGATGATGGCGATAGCACCGTCGGACAACTCGAAAGTGAACGGCTCGGCGGTTACATCGGTGGGCGGGAACGACACGTACGACACCAGCGGCGAAGCGGAGTCGGCGCCACGGTCAGAGGCGAACACGATCCCGTCGATGTCCGAAGCGGTGAGGCTGGCGAATGTGGGATCGTCGGCCTCAAAGTACGAGGTGCCGTCCTGGTCCCTCCACTGCACGCCCGCCAACGTGACACGTGCATAGCCGCCGCCGGACAGTTCCCCGGTGATATCGGCAAGGTCCTCGTGGTCCTCGTTGTACGTGTACCCCGCCACCAGCAGGGCAACGATCGGGTACGTGGCCGACTGGGTCGCGTACGTCTTGAGCGCACCACGCGTCGAAGTGAAGGTGTTGGAATCGGTCGCCATGAATCGTCCTTACAGGGGAACGGAAATGAACTGGATCTTGAAAGACACGGGGGAAGGGGTGCCCGACGCTTGCCACCCGAGCAGCACCGTCAACGGCGAAGCGGTGGATGCCACGTCGGCATCGCAACACCCGAAGCTGCCTGACGATGCGGGGGCGGTCATGGGGGCGCGGGCCGAGGTGGACACACCCGATACCGCTAGTTCCATGATCCCGTCAGACGGGACACCGCCACCGACAGAACGAGCGTTTACCGTCACCTGATAGGCGGAGCCACCGGGCGGGTAGAACGTGATCGACTCAACGTCGCCAGCATCCAGGTTGAGGGCGTCCGCATAGGAGTTCGCACCAGAGGCACGGACCGTGACCTGCCGGACATCAACTGACCGGTCGTCTTGGCGTTGCCGTGCGTCGATATCACCAATGACCCCAGTGTCCGTGACCGGCTGCGGCGGCTTTGGGGTGCGGGACGGGCCGTACGAATCGAAACCCATCAGACCAGCTCCAACACGTCAGCCTCGAGGTTGTGTGTGATCTTCTGCACCCGGAACCCACCCTCAGGGACCGCGGGCCGAAGGACGCCGCATTCCATGTAGGTCTTGAACCGGTCACCGGGGGAAAGGTCCGGCCACCAATCAGCGGGAACCACGACGGGGGAGAACGAGGTTTGCGGTTGAGAGAGTTCGTTCCACTTGGCTTTCGCCATCGGGTCGAGGGCGGAAAGCGGGGTCCCGTTCGGTGGGCGTTCGTAGTGCTCCAACAACAGCCCGCCCGTGCGGGACGTGTCCATGTAGCCACCTTCTGGCCGGTCGATCCCGTCGCCTTCGCCGGGCACAACAACCGACGATGACACTTTGGACTCGTCATGCGACCAACCACCGGCAAGGGTGGAATGGTCATCCAACACACGGTCGGTGTGGTCGATGCCGCGGCGGGCAGCAAAGTAGACGGTGCGGTTCTGCGGGTTGACCCACCAGTCCCAACCGTCCTCGCGGTCCACGTACTGGTCGAACAGATCCAGGATCTGCGTGTGTTCCAGGTGCCGGAACCCTCGGGACTCGGACGTGCCAGCAGGCGACAGGACCTTGACCCGGAACCCGAACGTGGTCTTGCCTCGGCCGCGCTGCGTGTGGTTCATGAGGGCCACGCCGTGTTGGCACAGATCAGCGGCAGGCAAGATGCCGGTGGTGTCATTCTTGAGTGCCCGCACGTCATCGAAGCGGGTCTGTGAGGCGGACGCAGACCACAGGGTGGTGGTCACCTCATGATCGGCGCCAACACCCATCACGCAGTAAGCGGTCGCACGGAACCATTCGCCAAGCGGGGTGTCCTCTTGGGTGGCGAACGAGTTGCGCAGAGTGGGGAACGACTCCACGCCATCCTTGTACGCCTTCACCGTCAGCACCTCAGTACCAACCGGCGTCGAGGCGGGCAGCTTCACCATTGCGGTAACCAGAACGGTCCCGTCTTGGCCCTGCGAGATGGTCGGATGGGTGAACGTCGCAGTGAGCGCACCGGTACCGGTCAGGACTGCGGCGCCCCTACCACGAACACGGTCGCCGGTCCCCCGTGTGGCAGCAACGCCACCGACTCGGGTCCAGCCGGGCAGGCCAGAGCGGTCCATCGAACCGATACCGGCGAGCAGGTCGCGGCGTTCCGCTGCGCCCATGAAACGCCGGTTCAGATACCAGCCGTGGTCGAACGCCTCAAACCGCACGGTGCGCTTGCCCATGTTCACGTCGCCAGCGACAACCGGACCGGCCCAACGAAGTTCGCCGTCGCGCCACCACTGCGCTTCACGGCCAATGCACTTGAGTTGCGCTTTACCCTCATCGAGAGTCGAGGTGTCAACGAGACAGTCCAACAGGGTGGGGTCGGCGGCATCGCACTCAAACGTGATCCCACCGATGCCGTTCAGCACCCATTCGGGGTCGGAGACAACAGCAGACCGCAACTCCCCTAGCGGGCGTTCCGTGATCGCCTCCACGATGACCAGTTGGTCCAAGGTCGCGCCGAACGACACGGCGCCGACACGCCTCCCGCCAACGCGGCCACCGGGCGAGTAGGTGCGAATCCGTGGGGGCCGAAGTACCCCAACCCAGGCGGGGGCATCCGCCGACACGGTGACCATCAGTCAAACCCCGGACGCCACGTGAACGTGCAACCATCGGTGCCGTCGGTGGACGAGTAGCCGATGGTCTGCTCACCAGGTGAGATGGGGAACCAGCGCGGCGGCTTGCCGATGGTGCCATCCAGGTCCGAGTACGCAGCAACACCCGCGGTCCGGTAGTCGGCCACCTCGGCGGTGTCGATGATCTTGGCGTAGTAGCCGGGGACTTGGCCGACCGGCAGCAGTTCCACGACCAGCGACGAACCGTCAGGGACCGTGCCCACATACCGGACGATCGCAGCAGCCGAAAGCGAGGATGCCAACTGCGGGTTGGTGGCGGGGCCGTCAACACGCCAGATCCAGCGCCAAGAATCCACCCAGCCAGCGGAGTCGACCACCACGTCATCGGTGCCACCGGTCAGGGTCTCAACCTCGAGCGGGCCGTACACGGTGGTGTCGGTGGCCTCGAACTGGATGGACGCCACGGCGTAGTGCCGTACATCGGATTCTTCGTCTCGGGGAATGTCGCGGTTGCGGACGCGGGCGAACACGGTCCGCACCTGCCCGCCGCGGGTGGACACATACTCCCGGTAGGTCTGCGTCTTGGTGGTGGCCGCGGCGAGCGCGTCCCGCTTGGTCTGCCAGTTGGCAGTGGTGTCCGCGATGATCTCGACAGAGGTGGTCCAGGTGCGGGGTTGCGAGGCGAGCGCGGCGGAACCGATGCCGACCACGCCACCGTCGAGGCGCCCACCATCCAGGCCGACACCATCGAAGCCGGGGGTTTCGATCAGCGGGTAATACTCGTCATCTACCCCATCGGGGCCGAAGGTCAGGCCGTTGTAGGCGTCACTGCTGTATTCGGTCACCAGGCACCTACCAGGATCTGGCGCACGGCAAAACGACACCGACTCGCACCGGTCACCGCGGAGCGAGTCGGGGAAGGTCCACCCCGACAACACTTCGAGCAGGTGCTCAGTCGGGTCAGGCAGGTGAACGGTATTGCGTGCGCAATGGTGCCATTACCTGGGTCTGTCGTCAAGGGTTTCACCAGGCACCTGCCAGGACTCGGCGCCCAGTGCGGACGTTCGCTCGGTTGACGGCGTGGTCAAGGTCTCGGGAGTCAGCAGCAACCCGCATGTTCGCCACGTTGATCGTGGTACCGGCGCGGACGTTGCCGGTCTTGACGGACCCGGCCACGTCGATGGCCTGCCCAACACCCACCGCGATTTCATCGCCCGCGGTGGTGACGACCTTGCCCCACAACTCAACCGCTACCAACATCGCAGCGATCAGATCGTGCATGTCGGACAGGGCGCGTTGTGCGTCCAGTTGGATCTTGTAGGGCTTCGACACGTCCTCCAAACCATCGACGGTCTGTTGTAGGTCGTCGTTCCAGAACCCGGTGGACGCACGGGCCTTGTCGAACTCGCCACGGAGCACGATGGCGGCTTGGCCTGCGTCGTACTGGGTGCCTTCAGCGGTGGCGTTCGCTTGGGCCAGATCGTCAGCGGCGTTCGCTTGCGACACGATGGCGTCGGTGAGCCTTTGGCGGGCCTGCGCGATGTCGTTGGCGGTGGACTCGCTATCGGCCAGGGTGTCGGCTAGTGCCTGGTCAGCGTCGGCGGCAGACAGGACAGCGTTTTCGTAGGCGGACCGGGCGTCGGTCTGCGACATAACCCCGTCGATGCCCTTGCGTGCCTCGGCGTGCAGCCGGAACATGGCATCCAACTCGTCCGCCATCGAATCGCGGTGGTCCTTGGACCCGTCGATTGCGTCCTTGAGTGATGCGCCGTAGTCCGAGGTTGCGGCTTCCAGGTCGCCCGTGGCGGCGGTGAGTTCGTCCACCTTGCCCTTGTGCTTGGCCTTCGTCTCAGCGGCTTGCTTCTCGGCGCGCTCCGCTTCAGCAATAGCCTCCCCGAGTTTGGATTCGGCGGTGTAGTTCTCGCCCAGCGCATCGCGCATGGCGTACAGGACCGTTATGTCCGTCTCGCCAATCTTCGTGAAGGCGTTGCCGAACCCATCGCGAGCCAGTGCCTCGTAAGCGATAGCCGCATCCCGCAACCCATCCTCGGTGGCGCCCAAGAGTTCTTCGGTGTTGACCTTGATATCAGTCAACGAGTCGGCGTAGACCGCCGCGCCAGCGATGACACCGGCCCACCCGAGCGCACCCATCGCGGCGCCCATCTTTGAGGTCGATTTCGTGGCGCCGTCAGCGGCGGACCCAAGTCCTTCAACTGCCTTAGTGGGGACGATCAGATTCGTGGCCGCGGTCTTGGCCTTGACCGTCATGTTCGACGCGGATTCAGCAGTGACCCGGAATGCATCGCGAGCAGATGCCAGACCGGAGACAACCTTCGGACCGGCGTAGCTCACCGCAAGCAGAGCAAGGGCGCCCGTCTGTACCGGCTTCGGGAGCTTGTCGAACGCAGTGGCCACGGCCTCGGCGGCATCAGCCCCAGCCTCGAGAGCGGGGGCGAGGATCGCACCAACGGACTCGGCGGCTTCACCAGCCGCAACCTTCATGCGTCCCGATGAGGTGGCAGCGGCTTCGGCCTGCCCGCCGTACTCGCGGCCGAGTTCTTCCAAGATGACCTGTTGGGCACCAGCAACGTCGCCAGCTTCCGACATGGTGCGGATCATCTCGACCTGTTGGTCGGTGAACACCACACCGGCACGGGTGAGCTTCGTGTAACCCTTGAGCGGGTCGTTGAGGGCCTTGCCGATCAGTTCCGCAGTGGAGGCGAGGTCTTGACCCTTGAACGCTGCCAGGTCCATCGAGGCGGCTAGGGCTTCACCGAAGTTCTCGCCCTTGATCTCAGTGAAGGTGCGCAGCATGTTGGCCGCGCTGTTCACCACGTCGTCATCGACGCCTGCGAGTTTTGACAGTGAGGTGGTGAGCTTGTCCTGCTGGGTGGCGGACACTTCGGCGGCGTTGCCCGTCGAGCGGATCACCGCTTCCGTGGAGCGTGCCGCAACCTCGGCTTCCTCAAACTCGTTCGTGGCGTACCGGATGCCAGCGGCCAGAGCAAGACCGCCAGCCAGGTCACCCAGCCCCTTGCCGGAACGCTTGACATTCCCAGTGGCCTTATCGACCCGGCCCAACCCTCCCTCAATGCGCTTGAGCGCCGCGAGGGTCTGAGCGTCCTTGGTCTGGATGTCGATTACAAGGGCGCGGCCCATCAGTCGGCCCCGGACGCGACAGAACCCGCCACCGGAGTGGCGGGTTCCTCATCGGGCATCAGCTTGACCAGCGCGGCGACGGACGCGAACGACACGGTGGGGTCGATGTTCTGGCGGTGCCAGATCCAGATGATGACGGCACGGTCAGCCAACAACCAACCAGTGTCATCTTCGGGGGCAGACGCCACCAGCACGCCAATGCGTGCATCCAAGTCCTCGCCCGTTTCGGCCCGGTACGTGAACGCATCCAGACCGCTAACAGAGATGTCCGCTACAAACCGTTGCCCGTGGTGGTCACAAACAAGGGTCGTGGGCATCTAGGACTCTCCATCTGGGAAGGCTTTGTGCAGCGCCCGGAGGGGCGCGTTGCGCAGCTTCTTGTCGATCTCTTCACGGTTCGTGACGATCGTTGAGTTGATGACGTATGGACCCTCGCCGTACTTGCCAACGGTCCACGTGTTGCCAACCCACTCGGGGAACTGGGGCCGCATCCCTGGCGTCCGCCGACCGCGTGCGTTCCAGCCGGAACGGGTCAACGGCTTCGCACCAAAGAACGTCGCAGCGGCGCCACCGTTGCGCCCAGTGGACACCACCGCCACCCGAGCGGCAGTCGTGGTGCTACGGCCGCGGATCGCCTTGGCAAATCGGCGCTGAGCGGGGGTGCCGCGCAGGGCGACAGCTTGCGACTTCTTGGCTACGAAGTCCCCTACCTCTTTGTATGCCTTGCGCTGCTCTTTGCCCAGGTCGCGCCGGGCAGACGCCAGACCGTCCTTAAGCTCTTTCAGTCCGTGGGCTTCGATTTCCAGCCCAGGCACGGGATCAGATCGCCGTGTCGGTGGTCTGGTATTCGATCTTCCACAGAGGATCGGTGCCGTTGTCGTACGCCTGCCACGGCAGAGGCTGTTCGGTGAGGTCCGTCAGTGACGGGTTGGAATCGTCGCCCGTGAACTTGACCGCAGCGAACGTGACCCGCACGAAGTAGTCGAACCCGGCTTCGATCTCGGGGCCGGTCATCTCAAACACCAGCGAACGGGACGTACCCGCCAGCCAGTCATCCAAGTAGGCGTTGTCGTCGTAGTCGAAGGTCAAGGTCCCGGTGGGTTGCACTCGGCCGACAACGATCGGCTCTTCGCGTCCACCGGGGCAGATCCGGTCACGGGTCACCATTGCGCCCGTGGGGATCGAAAGGTCGATGGCCTTCTGGCAGATCGCCGTCCCGCCCAAGGTGGTCACAACGTCGGTATCCACGTACACCCAAGGCGAAGAGGGATACGACGGGGTGACCGAAGCGCCAGCGGTGTCAACGGTGCGGAAGTCGTACTCCACCTTCGCTTCCACGTTGCCGTTCGCTGCGATCGACAGACCGAGCATGTTGGCCGTGCCACCGAGGTAGTTGGTGTGAACCAGCGTTCCGTCGATGCCTGCGATGGCCCGGTGGACGCTGCGGTGAGGCAGGGTGTGGTCCGACGGCAGGACGGTGTGCAGGCGAGCCGTGGTGGCGCCCCCAGGGGTCGAGATGTCCGTGGTGCCGATCGAGCCGATCAGCATCGAGTGGGACTTGGAGAGCAGGTCCGCAACCACAGGGATCGTGCCACCGCGGACGTTGGTCACGAAGTTCGTGGTGGGGTCACCCAGGAAACCGGGGCGCATCCCCTGTGAGGCACGGTGCTCCACCCGGTGCGTCGGGTTGTTGCCCGGCTTGTGTTCGATGCCGCGGGTGAGCGTGGCGGCCTTGGTGCCCCACGCGACAGCCTCGTCACCGATGGTAAGGAACTGGTCAGAGATGCCGGTCATGGCTTCACCTCGGGATCGGAGGCGGGCGCCTCGGTTGCGCCCTTGGCGGGCTTGAACTCGGCACCAACAGACGCGGCCTGCTCATCCGACAGCGACACCTTGTCGCCGGGGTTCAGCGGGTTTCCATCGTTGATGCCGGGGAACACGTAGCCGGGGTTTCCCTGATACGTGAAGGACTTGGCAGCCATGTCGGCTCCTTGGGTCATGAACCGCGAACGGCGATTCGTGCTGCGATCTGGATTTCGACTGCCGACGACGCGGCTTGGCCGTCCATCGGGCCGATGCCGTTGGGGCCGTCCTGTTTGCCGGGGAACACCCGCGCCCCGAGCGAGGCGGCGAAGTGGGTTTGGAACAGCGCGGCGTTGATCTCGTTGAGGATCAGTTGGGCGAACTCGTCGGCGTCTTGCTCTGTGGCGTGGCCGACAGTGGAGATAGCCGATGCGATCGTGAACTCATCGCTTGAGCCAGCGGGGCCGAACACCTCGGCGGTCGAGTTGCCTTCGATCAGTCCGAGCACCACGGCGTGGTCGGTGATGTTCTCGCCGGGGTCGCCGTAGAACGCGGCCACCGCTTCCAACCCACTGACCGTGGGGAAGTGGGCGTTGAGCGTGGTCACGCAGAGTTGCTTGAACGCCACCCGGTCGGAGACGATCAACGGATTGCCACCCGTTCGTCGGTCAGGTTCAGTATCCGGCTATCAACCTCTTCGATGCCGGTGAACCGCCCGTACTTGGGGTCAACGGTGGTGAACCGGTACACCTCTTGCGTTGCCAGCGAGGTCACCGACGACACGCCACGCATCTGCGACGAAGAGTCGGTGAGGCACTTTGCCCGCACATACTCCCGTGCGGCTTCCACGGCGAGCGTGGGGGGCGCCTGGTGGCCGTGGGCGTAGGCGATCTCCACGACAGTGCCAGCGGGGAACCAGCCGGCGTCGGTGGTGACCGTGGCGGTAATCGGGTCCACGTCGTAGAGGGTTTCGTCTTGGGCGACACCATCGACCCAAACGGCGAGCGGGGTGCAGTGGCGCCAACGGAGGCGGATCGGATGCCTGCCGATCGTGAAGGTTTCCACGGTGGCACGGCGCACATAGGCGGTGCCGCGTGCCTCTTCGATGATGGACTCAATCTCGTTGCGGAACTTGCGCAACTGTGCGGCGGGCCGGGTCGAGGCGTTGGCAAGTGTCGTGATCTCACGCAGGCCGGGAATGGTTTCGTACACGCCGCCGACGATCCACACCTCTTGGGCATGGGTGCGGGTCATGCCGCCCACAACAGCGGTCCAGGTCACGTCCAGAACGTCCAGGGTGGCCGTGTGGTCCGCTGCGGTGAGACGAGCGGTGTAGACGGCCGGATCGCCCGTTCCCGTGACTGTGGGGGCCGTCAGCGTGTCATGGGTAACCCGCGACACAACAGTGACCGTCGGGTCCTCGTCGGGGGACGCGGCCTCTTCGTCGGCGCCGACAAACGTCGGGCCGATCAAATCCGTGTCAGAACCGACGAGAACCCGCTCGATCATTCAGCAGCCTTGCGGCCTCGCGGCGCCTTCGTCGGCTGCGCTTCGGCGGCGTCGAAGTCGAACAACAGTTCACGACCGGCGATGATGGGATCGTTGTCATCGAGTTTGGCGCCCTTGACGATCAGGCGACCGGCGGCGGCAAATGCGGTGTTAGCGGTGGCCATGAAGGCTCCTTTATGCAGGGGCAGGCCCCCGCCCGAAGGCGGGGGCCGAACCTGGGGTGTTGGATCAGGCAGCCGTCGGGATCGACAGCATGGCGAACGCAGCGGCGTCCAGGACGTTGCCGCCCGTGCGGAACCATGCGTAGAACCCGCGCTGACCGGTGGGCCGCTGGTTGCTGCCCATCACGTGGGGGACCAGCTCGATGGAAAGGCCGATTCGGTCAACGATGGCGTAAGAGGCGAAGTCGCCAAGCACCATGCCGAAGTTGTCCGCGGTGGCCGCGGCGTTGGGGAGAACGCCGTCCATGTCCGAGCACTCGTAGGCGTTGTAGCCCAAGAGTTGCGACGGCTGACCGGCGCCGACGCGCTCCCACATGCCAGCGCCACCGTTGGTGTCGAACTGGCGAATGGCGTTGTACCACGCCTTGTTGGCAACCCACGATGCACGCGAGCGGCTGCGGGCACGGAGCGCCGTCTCCACCTTGTAAACGTCAGCGAGGGCGAACGTCTCTGCGGTGGTGGGGGCGATCTCGTACGAGGTGCCGTCCAGGGCCTTGGTGACGCCAGTGGGCTGGCCGGAGCCGGAGCCAGTGGCGAACGCAGCGCCTTCGCCGTCATCTCGGGCGGTGGCGATCATGTTCGCAACGTCGTTGTTCATGTTGGCCCAGTCGCCACCGATCTCAACCGAGAACGGCACCCACACGTGCGCCTTGTGAACGGGGATGGTGGGCTGGCCGAGGGTCGGCGCACCGTCGGCGGCTTCGGCAGCCTCCGCAGCCCAAGCGAAGGACACGCCAGCCGAAGAGACGCCGTTCCAGCTATCGGTAACGGTCTGCTTGATGGAGCAGATCTGCCGGAAGGGGTTCACCGAATGGGCGCCCGTGTCGATGATCGTCGGGTCCAGGGTGAACGGCACGGCGTAGCCGCCAGCGTTGTCGCTGAGCGACGCGGCACGCACCAACTCGACGGCGTGCGCCTCTTCGGGCGTGAGGTGGGCACCCTCGCCGCTGTCCAACTTCTTGGCGAAGGCGGACCGGTAGTGGTCCGAGCCGGTGGCAAGGAGGTACCGGGACACGCGGCCGTCACGGGTGTCAACACCACGCAGGACCGTTTCGGCCTGGCCGCGGTTGTCGTCGTTGATGCCCTTCACGGTTTCGATTGCAGACAGGGCACGGTCGCGGATCTCGGTGGCCGGTGCGTCGTAGCGCAGGGTCGAGAGGTCGAAGGGGTCGCTGCGAACGATGATGTTCGGGGCGTGCATGGCACCGTGGCCGGACTCCACTGCGGCGGGAACCGCGGAGAGGGTGGCGACGGTGTTGTGGCGCTCCAACAGGGCCACGAGGCGCGCACGCTCGGCAAGGCCCTCATCGAACGAGGCCTGCTCTTCGGGGGTGAATTCCCGATCGGCGGCGGCGTCGTTCATGGAGCGGATCACGGCATCGAGGTATTCGACACCCTGGGTGAGTTCTTCGGTGGGCGAAAGCGCAACAGCGCCGCCACGCACGATCGGGAAGATCCGCCCGTTGAGGCGGAGGAAGTGGACGCCTTCGATGGCGCCCTTGGGGGAGTAGGTAGGCATGGGTTAGATCCTTTTGAGGTTGGCGATGGCGATAGCCCTCGCGCGTTCGTTGGGGGTCATCCCTGTCCGCTCCGTCAGAGATCCAGGCAGGTCGCCGGAAACGCCCTCCACGGACGCTTCACCGACACCGGCACCTAGGCCGTCGGGGTTGGTGGGGAGGCTTCGTACGGCGCTCACAAGGGCGTCCGGGTACGCAGGAAAGGTGACGATGGACGCTTCCAAGACTCGGACCTTGGTGCGGTACACAACGCCGTTGACGTTCTCTTCTTCTTGCGGCAGGAACCCGAGCGAGAACGCGTCGAGCACGCCATCGCGAATCAGTTCCAATGCCTCATCGCCAGCAGCCGTCTTGGAGACGTAGAGCTCGCCGTAGAGGCCAGCGGCATCCGAGCGCAGCAGGCGGGCACGCCCGAGCGGGTTGGTCATGCGGTTGTGGTGCGACAGGAACTTGACTCGGCCGGGGTCGGCGGCGATCGTCTCATCGAAAGCCGAGCGGCCAAGCGCCTCGGTGTACGGACCGGCGCCGTCGTTCACCCGTGTTGGGGTGTCGTAGGGGCAGAGGATGCCGCAGACGGTGCGGCCATCACCACCGCTGGACAGTTCGATGTCGGCGGCAAAGCGGGTGAGCATGGTCATGGGGTAGCTCCGTTCAGAGGGGTGTCGCTGCCAGGCTCTTGGAGTTGCACCGAATACAGGCCGGAGTGGACAAGCTTGTTCAGGTCGCCCGCCTTCACCGCAGACACCACAGAGTCGGGCTTGAATCCGGCATCGAAGAGGTTGATAGCCGGATACTGAACCTGACCGACGAACGGGTGGCAATCCGTTGATCGTCTCCGACCGGGTGGCGTTCAAGCAACTCTGCGTGACCACGCTCAACGCACATTTCCCCACGGTCAGTGGGCTGG